AACATTAACTTTTGTTAAAAGCACAACTCCTAAAACATATAACCCAACGACAGGAGCTGTTACTGGATCGGATACAAATGTCAGTGTTAAAGGAGTTATCACACAACTCAACTCCAGTGAAGACGAAGGCTTATACCAAACAACTGACGTAAAAGTAATTATCGGAGCGAACGAACTAGGAGATTATTACCCAACAGAGGCAGATCGTATTCAATACCCACAAGCAGGAGTAACAAGAGAAGGGAAAATCATCAACATCCAAACAGCAAGAGGAGACAAACCTGTATTCCACACACTAATCGTGAGGCCGCAATGAAAATACCGTTTAAAAGATTTGCAGTTCAAGCAGACAGAATGTTTGCTGAAATGGTTGCAGGGGAAGCTTTACAAGGAGCAGAGATAATAGTTAATGCTTTACAGGAAGCAGGACCACAATGGTCAGGAGAATTCAGTAATTCTTGGACAATACAAACGAGAACACAAATAAAGAAAGGAACAATGTCCGCAGGAGTTCCCAGACCCGTAAAATCTCCCAAACCCAGAGGAAGAGACATTCTAAGAAGCAATTCCTGGTACGTAAGAATAGAAAATGAAGCACCATACGCTGCGATAGCTATGGATTTAGAAGAAGGTAAATTCTCAAGAAAATGGTATCCGAGTGGTCCTGTTGCTAAAGGAAGCAAATGGGATAAATCAGGCGGCGGAAGAAGAATTGGTCCAACAGTCCCACCAATGAAAAGGGGTGTAACAGATTACGGAACAGGAGGACAAGCAAGTAAGACAGCACCTCTAGATTGGTTTTCTACCTTTAAAAAAGGCGGAAAAATCAATAAAATAATGGAAAAGTATGTTGGAACTGGCGTAAATCTCCCTCAACAGTATTCTTTTCTTACCAGTGCTACTTACAGATCACGTTCTGTTTCTGATTAATGAACTATCAATCTATTCGGGCACAAGTTGAAAACCCCCTATTAACAGCATTTGGAGCGTTAGATCCTGCTATTCCTGTCTATTTCGACAACATTACGGCTGCGCCTTTAAATAGCACGACTGAATACGTAAGAGTAAATGTAACATTTGGCTTAACAAACGAACCAACATTAACCTCTAGTTGTGATAACGCTAGAGGAGCGATCATTATTAGAGTCTTTACCAAAAAAGGTGAAGGACCAGCTAGAAATCAGACATTATTAAACACGGCTGTTGATGTATTAGAGACACTAAATAACGGAACAAAAGGTACGACAGGAACGTACTTAAAAGTTGGTTCGATAGATGGGCCAAGTTTTTCTAGTGATGAAGACGCACCATTATTTATGAGTCGAATAGAAACTTCATACGTTGCCACAGTTTTGAGCTAATCTATAGGTAAATTTCTAAAGCAGCCTCATGGCCGTTACATGTTTATCTGGCACATCAGGTGCTCTCTATTACAAACCTGCTGGAACTAAAGGAACCTTTGGTACTGGTGATGTCACTATTGGCACAGGTACACTTCCTGCTGGTTTATCCGCAGGTACAACTTATTACGTTATTCAATACACTGCTAACTCTGGAGCGTTGAAAGTCTCAGCTTCTGCTGGTGGTTCTGCTGTTGACATTACTGACGTTGGTACTGCTGCATCTCCTAATGAGTTTCAGGTTTACTACGCTGCTTTTGAGTCAGTCGCTCAAGTTAGAGAGTGGAGTTTTGAAATTGAAAGAGCTGAGATTGATGTAACAACCATTGGTTCTACTCCTGGTCAATACGTTCCATTTAGAAACTACATTGCTGGATTTGGTGATGGTTCAGGTTCTGCTACTACTTACATGACTAACGAAGACACAGCGTTATCAAACAGAATGATTGAAGACGTTCTTCAACGTCAGCAAGTTGGTGCTGGATTCAAGCTTTACATTGACCGTGTATTTAGTGGTGGAACATTAAGTGACACATTGAGTCGTTCAATCAGTTTTGACGCAACATTAACCTCTGCTTCTTTAGGTGTAACTCCTGATGATGCACAAGCAGTTACTGTTAACTTCCGTCCTGCTGGAGTTCCAACATTCGACTTTAGTAAGTCCTAATATACTAACGAAATAAGGAATGTTCCAATAACCCCGTCTTGTACGGGGTTTTTTATTGCTTATTACGCTAAAGTAGCAGCATACAAATATTTACCATGACATCAAGTGCCAGGTCTGCTCGATCTACCTTAAGAGCAATAGATCGTTTAAAAAAGGCTGCAAACCTAGAAGCAACCAAAAAAGAAGTCGAATTATCGGATGGAACGGTATTTGAAATGTGGGTTGCACCTTTAACAATGGCAGAAAGAGAAAGAGCGCAAAAAGGAGCAAAAACTAACGATGCTAACGAGTTTGCTCTTCGCCTCTTAATATCAAAAGCACAAGATGAAAGCGGTCAGAGACTATTTGCTGTTGGTGAGATTGATGTGTTAAAGAATGAGGTCAGAGATGCTGATCTTCAGGCGTTAATGCTTGCTGTTATAACAGATGAGGACGAGTCAATCGACCCAAAATCCTAAGTGCGGAGATTCGTAAAGACAATTTGCTACTGCTTCAATTTGGTATTGCTAAAGAGTTAGGTAAGTCTTTATCGGAAATTCGCCAAATGACACTAGAAGAGATCATAGGTTGGAGCGCATATTTTCAAGTTCTTAACGAAGATCAAGAAGATGAACTACAAAAAATCCGCAGACGTAGGTAAACTACAGTGAACGGAGGATTTTAATCGTGGCTATAGAATCAAGAATAGATATTGTCGTTAGGAATCTAAATAAGTTAAATGATGTATCTAAAAGTCTTCAAGAAATACAAAAGTCTAACGAGCAGTTAGTAAAAGGCTTAAATCGTGTAGAAACAAAACTAAACGATATTAATAGGAAAGGGGGAGGCGTGTTCTCTTCCATTAGTAGGGAAGCCAACGCTGCATCAAGATCCGTAAGTGATCTAGCAAGATCTATAGGTGGACTAGGTAAGAGAGGTATTGGGGGCCAAGCTGGAGGTGGCGGTGGATTTCTTTCTGGAATATTGGGTGGAATAGGAGGAGCAGGTGCTGCTATAAGTGTGGGGTTTAAGAGTTTTGTAGACGCAGCAAGTTCCGCAGGAGAACAGGTTACTAATTCACTCAAAAATATACCAATGCTAGGTGAAGGAGTATCGAGCCTAACGCAGTCTTTTACTCAATCCATAACACCTACAAATGCTTTTGCAAAAGCCCTCTACGGCGTAGGAGATCAACTAATGGCTCATCCTCAATTGTATGGGGCTGTTGCTGTTGCTCTTATGGCATTTGCAGGGCCATTAAAAAATGTAGCTGTTTCAGGTTTAGGAAATTTAGCTAAAGCCCTTAAGCAAAACGGACAAGAACTTAATGGTGCGTTTAAGGCAGGAATATTTAACAGTGTCGAAGGCTTACAGCAGTTTGAAGTGGTGACTTTAAGTGCTGTCGAACAATTAAGGAACCTTATAAAGGGAGCATCTTTAAGTGAATTAACGGACCAGGTTAATAAGGCCAAACGAGAGATGGAAGGTTTTTGGCACATGACTGGGGGTGCTGAAGAAGCTGCTGAGAAGTTAGCTATTGCATTACGGGCACAAAAACTAGAACAAAGAGCTTTAAATGATTTACTCCTTAAAGCACAAGGAAAAGCAACTTCATTCGAGCAATATCAAAATAAAAATGCTCTAGCAGAGCAAAAAGCTGCTGCTCTTGAGGCAGACAAGGTATGGAGAGCAAGAGCCGAAGAGTATGAACTAGCACAAAAGATTACAGCCGAAAGGAAGAGGGAAGCAAAAGAAGCTGCACGAATCAAGAGATTCGGAGAAATGACGCAGAAACAGAGAAGAAGAGACAAACAAGCGGCTATAGATAGCAGATTCAGAGAAAATATGATGTTAGGCGTTGGTTTTCCTCTGCTATTCGGTGGAGGTGTCGGGTCTGTAGCTGGTGGGGCGGGTGGAGCAATGTTGCAGAAGAAAATGGGTACGCAAGGAGGTTTTGGTGCTCAAATTCTACTAAGTGCTTTGGGGCAACAATTTGATGCTCTTATCTCATCAATGGTTTCTAGTACCCAGAAACTAGGTAATGCACTTGGTCAGTACACACAAGACACAGGGCAATTAGTTGAATCTTTAGGACTTGCTGGTACGGCTGAAGGACAGCGAATAAAAATAATCGAAGAATTAGAAGGAGCAAATGCGGCTTTTACTGCTGCTATGAGAGAACTAACGAACGCAGTAGGTGCTAAAGGAGTAGCAGATCTCAAGAAATTTGGTGATAACTGGCGGGTTGTAAGCAGCGAATTTAAAATCTTCTTTACTCAAGTTCAAGCTGGTATAGCAAATTTAATTAACGCTGCTGATAAGTTTTTTGGAGTTTCAGAAGGCGCGAAAGAAACACGATTGGAACGTTTTATTAAAACAACAGATGACCCAGAAATAAAGAGACTGCGAGAACAAAGGGCAGGATTAGATGCAAATAAAGTTAAAGGAGGAGAGTTAGTAGGAGGATTTTTAACAGGCACAGATATTGTTGAAGCTTCTAAATTAGACGAACAGATGAACAAACTGGGAGCAGTAGCTCTAGCAAGACAAGATGCTGGTACAGCAGTCAAAACAATAATGATGGAACAGGAAAAAATGAATAAGAGTATAGAAGAAGAATTTGCTATCCACTCAAAAATATTAGATTTAAAGAAAGAGCACGGGTTAACAGATGAAGTAGCAAAAGCAGTTGCTCAAGAGGCTTTAATAATTGATAGGAGTTCAGTGGCATTGCAAGCAAAACTTGATGAGTTAAAAGCAAAAGGAAATACGCTTTCTTTAGAAGACAAAGAACTACAAAAGGCTATAGAGGCAGCTTTAAACGGTCAGAAGGCTGCTTTAGAAGAGATCATCAAAAAGAAAAAAACTATTAATGCAGAAGACGAGAAAAACAAAGTAACAATAGAAGATATTAAAGAGAAGTTAGCGACAGGGTTACAGAGTGCTATTGAAGGATTAATTGATGGAACGAAAACACTAGGTGAATCTTTAGCAGGGATTGCCAAGTCAATTGGAAGCATGTTCCTTCAAGCTGGTATTAGAAGTATGTTTGGGCTTGCTGAAGGAGGATATGCCACAGGAGGTATTAAGGCGTTCTCTTCAGGAGGTTTAGTCACTAGACCTACTATTGGTCTTGTAGGAGAAGCTGGAGAGGATGAATACATTATCCCTGCTTCTAAGATGTCAGGGGCAATGGATCGTTACTCAGCAGGTGCTAGAGGCCAAGCAGTCATCCCTGGTAGTGGAACGGTTGCTTCTGGTAGTGGTGTTAGTAGTACTCCTACTGTTGTTAATTACACAGGTCCAGTATTATCGTTTAACTCTGAAGCTTATGTTCCTAAATCTGCTATTCCTGAAATCATTAATAGTGCTGCAAGACGAGGTGCTCAAGAAGGAGAATCAAAAGTAATGGGTCAACTTAAAAACTCTCGTAGTCAACGTTCTAAATTAGGATTATGAGCATTACAACTTTAGTTGGGTTTCTTACTGTTAAAAATAAGAAGGGAGAAGTTCAAGATCGTTATCAAAATGCAAAAAGAGACAACTTCAATTCATTAACAAATGATGATGGTGAGTATATAAAACATGAAGATAATTTTATTAGTTTTGATGAAGATAAAAATGGCAGTAATTCAAAGTATTATTTTCTTCCATTTCTTTATCAGGGTGCAGCGAAAAACAGATCAGGGGATAATTTAGAAGCTGCTCTTATTTTTGCTAATAATAAAGTTGCAATGAACAAAGCTCATGAAGCTGTAAAAAAGAAATGGACGGTTCAAGTTGATGTTTGTAAAGTCAATCCAACTACTCTTGCATGGGAAAGAACTCTGACAACAGAAATTTGGCTTGCAGCTTCAATGTCTTACGATCCATCAACGATTGAAGTGTTATTAAGTTCGGGTATTGATGCTGTAGGTTCTAACGCTCCAAATAGAGTTTTAACAAGTCATTTATGTGGTCATCTGCCTACTAGCGGTCAGATTCGTAACGCATGAATCCTTTTCATTTAATTGGCTTACCTTATCGTTTGGGTGCTGATCCTTTAAAGGGGTACAAAGCTGCTGATTGTTTAACGTTATCCAAAGCAGTTTTAAAATATTATGGGATCAACAGTCCTTGTCCTACTAGGGATTGGTATAGACGGTTAAGGAAAAATGATTACTCAATTTTTAGGGAACAGTTAGAGTTATGGGGAATCAAGACAGAACGTCCTAAGATAGGTACTGTTGGTTTATGTAAATCTGAGAGAGGATATGGATTGGCAGTTTATTTTGAAAACGGATGGCTGAACATAACATCATACGAAGGGTCGGCGGTGACATGGAACCCTTTAGAGGGATTACAAGTCGAAGAATTTTATTGCCCCAAGAAGTCGAATTATGTAACGTCTTAGGATTATCAGAAGAAGAGTATTGGTACTTTGTAGATAAGACAGAAAGTTATAACGGTCAAAGATCAGAAGCTTATGATTTAGTACCTGATATTCGTGCAGGCTTTGTATCATCGGCTTGGTTTATTCAACTTGCTATTGGTGTTGCTTTAACGGTTGTTGCTTATCTTTTAACGCCTAAACCTAAACAACCTAAAACACCTCCTAGTTTAAAAACAGCAGATGCTCAAGGGCCAAAAAGATATTCTCCTCAAACAGGGTTTGATTCTCTTCAAGATGTTGCTGAAATAGGTCAAATTATTCCTCTTGTCTTTGCTGATTTTGATGCAAATAAGAATGGAGGCGTAAGGGTCAATAGCAAACTTATTTGGTCACAATTAAGAAGTTTAGGTGCAGGACAACAATTAAAATCCATTTTCCTTTTATCTTCTGGAGCGTTAGGAGGTGATCCAGAATTTTCTGGTTACGCAATAGGAGATACTCTGCTTGAAAATTATATTCATTCAAAGTTAAAGTTATATTTTAGAGAAGGTAGCCTTAGCACAAACAAGCAACGCTTTAGGAATGGAGATGCTTACGGAGAAGGAACTTTAGCAGCAGAAAAATCTAGCGAAGGGAAAACAAACGCCATACATCTTCCTGTTGCAGATAGTTATACAGATGATGGTCTTGTTGATACTTATTTTTCCAGTACAAGATCACCTCAAACCCAAGCTATTTTTGGTGCGTATTCACCTATCCCAAATGGTCAGAAGTTTATGCTTCCTTACGAATTAGTATTGAAAGCAAAGGATGCAAAAGGATCAGTTAAAACAGGGGTTGACAAGAAAAGAAAGAAGATTAAGACCTACTTCCCTCGTTATTGCGCTTTGTACAGGTATAAAAAAGGAACTGCTGGTTTTAAAGAAGATGATGGGCACAAAACTTTAAACCCAGGAGATATTGTTAAATATAAAATAGAAAAAAAGGATGTAGCGAATAAATATAAAAACGATTTTGGAGATTGGAAAGCTGAAGATGTTGAATCTTCTATTAATGCGGTAAGAGAAGAAGCCGATGATATTTTAGCTATAGGAAATCAGTATCTTGTTGGGACGGCGACTGCTGTTTGCATTAGTGCTAATTATGATGATATTTGGGAACCTGGCAGTGCAAGTAAAATTTATACTTTAAAAATAGAAGAAAGAGGTGTGGTAGAAATCAGGAATCCTGAACATAAAGATAATTCTTACGGACGTTATGTTGTTATGAAATTAGCAGAAGGAATTGTTACAAATACTAGGGGCTGTGATGTTACTGAAATTGGTTTAAAGTCAAAAGTATGGAAACAAATCACAGGATTTCCTAATGTAAACAGTCATCCAGGTCATTGGGAATATGGTAAAGCTGGTGTAGTAAAAAATTATGAAAATGACAATGGAAGTATAAGTTTAGGATCTATTAATAAATATATTACAAGACTTAGTTTCTTTAATTTATATGTAAGAGAAGCAGGTGGTGATAACAAGTGGGAACTTCTTAATGGTAGACCTTTTTGTATAAAAGGACGAACACCTCAACCTCAATATAATCAGATTCGTATTGAACATGATTTTGGGCAATATGAATTTAAGTTTTTACCTTATCCTGGTAATAGAGCTTATGACTTGTATAGAGATAAAGATGTCTATTTACTAAAGAATGGTTTAGAGCATGAAACTATTAGCAAGAAGATAGGAAAGCTCGGCAAGTTTTATATAAGATTTGAAGGTGATATGGGGTATCGTTTAACTCCTAATGCCTGCAGTAACCAAGAATGGTGGTTAGGTGAGGTTCCCACTGCCAGCACTAAAGGAGAAGTTAAAGGGTTTAATAAACGAACAAAAGGAACGATACCAACGTCAAAAGAATGGGTTGTAAAAACAACAAAAAATTACAGCTATGACTCTTCCTACGGAACACAAAATGGAGTTAGAAGAGGTTGGAACTCAGGAGATGGTGGTTATTTTAAGTATTATTGGGGAGGGAAACATGTAGGAACAGAATATGTTTCAGACTATAGACTTTCTAAGGGATTAGTAAAAAGTGGATATAAATATACTAAAGGATCTGCGGTTGATACTTCTGGAACTACAACTAGATGGGGAATTAAGCGAGCTGTTAAAGAAGATGTCGATACGTTGAAACATACTTCTTATACAAGAACTGCAACAACAAAAACTGGAAGTGGTTCAGGATTAAAAGTAACAGTTAAAAGATATACAAATAATGCTGCTACTTGGTCAGTAAAAAGCGCAGGAAAAAATTACCAACAAGGAGACAAAATTGAATTTAGCGTCCCGAAGCACGGTGGAGGCTCAATGACTATAAGTTGCACAGTAAAAACAGATGAAAATAGTTTAAAAGGCGATCCTTGGCCTAAAAGTCAGAATTTAAATCCTTATGATGCAATATCTGATTATGTCGTTTTTGATGGAGAAAATGCTAGTCATTTAAGTGAGCCAGAACATGAGATTACATATGTAAATGAGTTAATAGAAATGGAAGAAGATAAACCTATGCCATACACACAAATGGCAATAGCTGGATTAAGGATGAATAGTTCAACAGAATGGAACTCGTTCCAAGAGCTATCTGCCTATATCAAAAAAGGAATAAAGGTAGAAAGACTGATAAAAAGTGGTACGTCCTCTTCTAACTTGTTTCCTGAGATTGCATATCATTTGTTAACAGACAAGATGAATGGTGCAGGTGATCTTATCGGTGCTACATCAATTGATAGAGATTCAATGGAGCTTGCAGCACGTTTCTGTGAAGCTAATAAATTTTTCTGGGATGGTGTCATTACGGAGAGTCAAAACTTAAGAGAATTTATTTATGAACAAGCTAGTTACTGCTTCCTTGATTTCACAATTATTGGTGGACGTTTTGCTTTGAAACCTTCTGTTCCATATAAAACAAAATATCAAATACATCATGGGGCAAAACCAGAAATAAAAGCATTATTTACTGATGGAAATACAAAAGATTTAAAAGTAAGTTTTCTTACTCCTGAAGAACGTCAACTGTTCCAAGCAAAGGTCATTTACAGAGAGGAAGATGAAAATGGTTTCGCTGAGACAAAAGTTTTTGAATCAAGGCTTTCTTCTGCTCAAGGTGGATCATCTAAAGATCCTTATGAGGTTTTTGATATGTCTATTTTCTGTACGAACCAACAACATGCAAGAGATTTTGCAAGATTTGCTTTAAAAGTTAGAAAAGATGTAGATCATGGAATTAAATTTACAACGACTCCTCAATCTGCAATGCACTTAGAGCCTGGTCAGTATTTCAGGTATTACTCAGAATCTACTCATACGGATAGATTTGCAAATGGAGTTGTAGCAGAAAATGGAATTGTTCAGTCTCAAATCAATTTAACTGCTGGATCTACTTACAATGTTTATTACTGGAAACCTGGAGAGGCTGAAGTCAGAAAAGCTGACATGAAATTAGATGATGAAGGAAAGGCAGGCAGTACTTTTAGAGGATCTGTTTTTACTATCGCTCAAACAAATGCTTCTGATCGAGTTTATAAATTAGAAAGTTTGGTTTATGGAGAAGAAGGTTTTGTTGAAGTAGCAGGAAGTTATCAACCTTTAACGAGTACTGGATCGTTAGCTATCCTAGACTGGGATGATGATTACTTTGAAGAAACTCCAGAGTAAAAAACATGGCTCAAGTCAAATTTCCTGAACATATTGCTCCTAGTAGCAGATCATATAAAGCAGGAGAATACCCACAAGAAGTTTTTGAATCTCAAAATGGTTCAAAAAGTATTATTCGTTATGGGAATAAAGCTGTTAATGCAACCTTGACTTTAGGTTTTACAAATATCTCTGATGCTAATGCTCTTAGTATTGTGACTAATTATAAAAATGTTAATAGTGATTGGGATTATGTTGTATTTGGAACGACGAGAGGTATGCAAGGCGTAGAAGATAAGGACTTAAGAGCTGAAATATATGGAGATAGTGAAGGAACAAGATGGAGATATTCTGCACCTCCAAGCGTAACAAGTGTTCAACCTGGTATAAATAATGTCAGTTGTTCTTTTGTTGCTTGTCTCGATGGGGACTAGAATAAAGCAAAGGTTTTTTAATTAAGGAAGATGTCTGGTTTTTACTCAGGTCAAGATGGAAAACTATTCGTAAGTGGTGATGAGGTAGCTAAAGTACGTTCTTGGTCTTTTACTGCTAATCAATCTGTTCTTGAAACAACTTCTTTATCTGACACTGATAGAACATTGATACCTGGAATGAGAAGCGTTACAGGTAGTTGCAGTCTTTATTACTATCAGGCAACTGCTGGAGAAAAGACAGATACAGGTACTTTATTATCTAATATAATTACTGCTAACAGCGGAAGTGGAGGAGAGCAAGGTGGAGGCACGAAAGATACAGTTAAGTTTGAATTAAGAGTATTAGACGGAAATCATGATCGTTCAATTATTTTTTATGCGTATCTTACAAGTCTTTCAATGACAAATTCTGTTGGAGAAGTTTTATCTGCTGATGTTAGTTTTGAAGTGAATGGAGCTGTTACAACACTTGATTTATAAATGGCTATTTATTTTGGCTCGACAGGTTATGTTGAAATAAAAAGAGGTAATAGTCGTGCTTTTACTTCTTCCTTAGATCCTGCTGACGTTAATACAACAAAGAAAAGATTTAGTGTTGATTTTGCTAGTGGAGCAATATTAACGGGGGATCAATTAAAGATTTCAACAAAAGATGGTTCAAATCTAGAGCTAGTTTCTGGTCATAATCATCCAGATGGCCGTTGGTACGTTCACATTGATGATGCTGGAGGGTTAAAGCTATATAACAGTTTTGGCCCTGCCTTGGCTGGTGATGCGTCTACTGCTTTATCTCTTGTCACCCCCTCTTCTGCCAAAGATATAACAGTTGAAAGTGAAGGAACAAGATACAGAACTCTTGCAAAAGTTAGAGAATTTGAAATTACAACAACAAGAGACACCGTTGATATTAATAGCTTAGGTCAAGATTTTAGACAGAGATATGAACGGGGAATGATTTCTGGTCAAGGAAGTATGCAATGTATCTGGCAACATCGAGCATTTCAGGGAGACACAATTAGTATTCTTGAACCTGAATTTCCTGTTTATTTAGCGCAATTAGCAGTTCGTCTTGAACAAGGAGCAGATTTTTTAGGCAGATTTTTTATTTATCACGATCCAGCTCAAACAAAAACAAGTGTTTGGTATGAAGCTGAATGTTTTATTACTAATGTTGCTATTAATGTTCCTGCTGCTGGAGTCGTAGAAGCATCAATTGATTTTGTTACGACAGGCAATATTGCATTACATACTGGACAACCACCAGCGTATCTACTTCAGGAAAATACAGATAAGATATTGCAAGAGGATG